AGTTCCAACATTTTCATCCACTATTCTTAATCCTAGTCCGCTCCTTTGAGCAAATTGTAAATTTGTTGCGTATGCCATTATTATCCTCCATAGATTGTCCAACTAAAGAATGCAATGAGTATAGTCACACCTGTACCAAGTATCCACCATATCCTTTTGATAGACTCTCTATTTACTGCAATCTTACCTGAACCCTCCCTCAATATTGTTTTCACTTCTTTTATATCTTGCCGATTTTCTCGAACTTCGTTTATGATTATCTCCATCAATTTATTTTGACTCTCTCCGTTTATTTTGAATAGACTCATCATAGTTTCCCCTTCTTGAATGCATAAGCGCCCGTGTCGCTAGACCAAACTATTTTATCCCCAACATCCACATCGAATAACATATAAGTTGAAACTTGTCCAAATCCGTCAGTAACAGGGTTAGTACCTGAACCACCAGCAGTATCAACATTTGTCCAATCTGCATAAGCTCCACCTTTAACCTGGATTAAAAACGAACTTGCTGCATCTCGAGTAATTCTATAACCATGCCAAGTACTATGTGAAATGTAAGATGCTGCACTTGCCATTAAAGTTGCTGCACCTCTCTTAACTAAACTAACCGCTTCTACACTATTAATCCTTAACCCATAATTGCCTAACGTTGAAAGGTTATTGCTATTAACCTGTATAAAGTTCACATCTGTTAAACTTGCGTTAGCATGGTATATCCAAAACTCCCAATCGCCTTCACCGGCATCTGTATCTGTTGGACTATACTTTTGAAACGGAATATGAAACCTACCAGAAATATTACATTCAATAATCTTACATCTAACATTATTGATTACTTCAGTCTTAAACTCAAACCCTCCGGAGTTTACTATGATAGGAGATTCTGATATTGGACCACTAGTTATACCGCCCACAGTATCTGATGTACCCATACCACCCAAAAACTGTATATCATCATCTTCGTTTTTATAATAAGTATTATCGTCCCATTTTAAGTCACGAATCTCTGCCGTAAGCTGTGCAACCTCGCTAGAGGTAAGTTCTCTTGAAAATAACATGGCTGCATGGATTATGCCGTTAGATTCTACAGTATTAAACTCGCCAATCCTTAAGTCTTGACCGCCGGCTTCCATCTCCGAATAACTGCCAGGGGTTAGCTCAAAGTTTCCTGAATCAGCATCTACTCCGTCAATGTAAAGGTTTACTCCACTTGATGGAGGCGTTCCTGAGTATGTTGAAACGAACACTATAGATTCATCTTGCCTTGCCGAAATGTCTGGGGTGGTTCGACCAATGTAAGCGCCTTCACTATCGTCAGCTATCCAATGTTTAAACATTGAACTATTATCTAAGTAAGTGTTATACTCTCCACCTGATAAGAAGATACCTTTACCAAACATTCGAAAGAACGCTGTAGTTTTCGGTGTTGCAAAGAATAAGGTTGAATGGCCAGTGTCTACACCACCAGATATAAAGTTTAAACTTGCATCATCGGATACGTTAACATAGCCCGACGTCCCGTCTAACTGTAAACCTAATTGGCTATACCAAGCACTACCAGAGATTGTTCCATCGTTCCCGTTACCTGATATATCTTTAGCGCTACCACTACGGTAGTCATGATAAAGTACGACTACACCTTCCCCAATTAATCTTGAAATTATACTCATATTTGATTCAACTCCATTTTTTCTTTAGCATATAACTCGTTTACCTGGACATGTGACAATGCTCGGTTCCAACTTTTAACCTTGAATATGTCGCCATCGAACTCGTTATTTGCGCCCCATTTACCTATCAATAAATCGTCAACTGTAGTGTTCTCAAACGCGGCAGTAGTATTAGTCGCATACAAATGTCCGTCCATGTACAGTTTACTAGTTGTAGTCGCGTTAATAAATGTTATAACTAAATGGTGTATAGATGTACCTTCCACTGCATCAGTTTTTAAGTTACCTAACTCTCCACCATCCGGACCATTATCAAACTCGAACTGGTTACTAACGTTCATGAACAGTCGCCAACCTCTTGTCCAGGCGGCAGCACCGTCGGTCTTTGTAAGAACATGGTTAGTGCCTAAAGTTTCTGTCCGCACCCAAACCGAGTATGTGAACGATGCCGCATTTAAAGTTGTATCATTAGTTACCGTTAAATAGTTTACCGTGCCTTCAAAGTTGTAACCGAGAGCGTGAGTATTCTTTGTGGGTTCGTTTGTGAACGCCGCATGGTTTGCGTTACCGCTTAAATCTAATGATTGATTGTTCGCCTTATCATGAGTTTCTAGAGATAAAGGTAAGTTTAAAACGCAACCTGAGACTAAATCTACTGGAACGTTGTTAGCAAATTCTAAGATTTCGCTAATATCTAATGCCCTGTCAAACATTTTTACTTCTTTAATGTCTCCTCTCCAAGAACCAGTTGTTGTGTTGTCTGCCCTTACACCAATAGATGTAACAAATGTCGAATTATAATTTATGGTTGCTGGTGGTGCTGCTGTATCATCATCAACAAGAACTCCGTCAAAGTATAACCTTGCTGCAACTCCTCCCTCAAACACGCCCGCGACATGTACCCAAGTATTTAGATAAGTTGCAAAGAAACCATTTTGGTTTGCTGTTGCACTTAACCCAGCACCGTCCCACACATTAAAACTAAGATGGTCATTACTTCCATAGTTATCTCCAAAGTTCCAACCTAGGTTGTTAGTACCGTCAACATAATCATAATCACTTGCAATTATTCTACCTGTGCCATCTGGTGCTGCTGTTGGATATACCCATGCCATTACTGTTATTGCTGTTGTAGGTTTTTTTAAACTCTCATATTTAATGTATTTATTATCTGCATCGATAGTCAACACACCGTTACTCATGGAAGGAGAACCTGTTTGTGTCCCACCGTTGTCAGTTACATTAGCCGAGCTACTAAAAGTCTCGGAAAGGTATAAACCCCTTTCCCTTTCTCCAGGTTCCGAGTTTACTAATAGTCTGCTCATTCTTCTGATAATTCTGCAATCTTTGCTAGCCAAGCCTTTTCAATTTCTTTGATTTGGCTATAACTTAGTGTAAGCTTTGCTCCACTTTTCTCTTCACGGATAACTGTCCGTTTAATGTCTTTGTGAGCTACACCTTCCCTTAACTTCTCAACAACTGCTAAAACTTCGTCAGATGTTGGTTCAATAAGGTTAGATGCACCTTTAACTGTTTCAGTTGATTGTAACTCTTCTAGAGTTTTACCGTTTAATATGCTTGTATCTACCATTTGTTATTCTCCTTATGCTACTACCACCGAACTGTCATTGTCCAATGGGATGTAATGTACTGTCCATTTTACGCTACCTGTATTACTTGCCGCACAATTCAAATCGATTGTACCGTCTGCTACCACTGTAGGTGCTGCCTGTGCAACAAACGCTCCTGATGTGGTTGCTACCATTGCGTTTGCAAGAGTACCAGTTATACTGTAAAGTGTGCCAACTGCGTCTGCTGTAATGTCGTCAGTTGCGCATAAGTCTACATCTGCTCCGACTGTTGGGTTAGCAACAAGCTTAGTTGCGTTAGCTTTAGTTTCAATTACAGTTGTAACTTCACCAACAATCTGTGTCACAATAACTCTACCTGTTACTGTAAACAATGCTGCCTGTGCGGTTTGTGGGAGAGCTGCTGTGTCTCTCATCACAATCTTTGTATCTGTAAAGTTTTTACTTGTTAGTACCATTTTTAGTAACTCCTCTTCTCATAGATTGTATAATCTGCGTCGTTGTTACCACCAGCTGTTACTGTCTTAATTCTAAAATATTTAACATTAGTTGGTGTATCTTTCTCTAACCAAACATCTGCTGTCCAACTTGCTGCTCCAAACCAGTCTGTGCTTACATCTTGGTAAGTACAAGATGCTGCAGCTGTACCATCGTCTTGGATAGTTGCTTCAACTGAAACTGTACAAGTGTCAGTCGCTGCCCCAATCTCTACCTGTATTGCAAAGGTTTTATACCCGTCCATGTCTACATAGTAGTAAGTTGTAGCGTTAGTCTCGTTAGTTACATCTGCTAAAGTTTCTTCAACATGGTGCGAACTTATAGGGTTACTTTCAGTTATTCCTAACTTACCTGTTGTCCAGTTATAACCTGCTAAAACCTGTTCTCCATACTGTGTAACTACAAAGGGCGTATAATCTCCGTCTGTACCAGTTAAACTAGTTTGAGAATCTTGTCTAACTCCTAAGATAAAGTTACCTGTGTCTCCTGTAGAATGTGCTGTATCCTCAGTCTTCTCTGCTAAAGTTACAGTTCTTAACCAACCGGTTGCATTAACTTGTAAAGGCGAATAGTCTGAATCTGTTCCAGCTAATGCTGCTGAAGAGTTTAACCTTACCGCCAACATCTGGATTCCTATGTCTCCCGAGTTATGTTGAGTATCTTCCGCGTACCCTGTCAAAGAACCGGGTAAAGTTAAAACGTCTATCTGTGGGTGTCCTGCTGCGTCTACTAATGCGAAACTTGATGTAGAACTGTCTGAAATATTTGTTGCCCATACTGCAACATTATCAACTATAACATTTCCGTCAATGGTTAGCTCTGTGTCTACCATCAACTTTCCGTCTGCGGACATTCTTAAATGTCCATATTGTCCGTTTGTGAACGTTGGTGCCGCTGTAGTATAGTATGCTCCAATTATTGTTGCATAAGATTCATTCTTATTGTCAACAGTTGTTGTTGCTCCATCACTACATAAGCTTCCAAATCTTCTTGTGTTTAGGCCTGGTGCCATTTTTTTCCTCCTGATTTAAGTATTATCATCGACTGCGAATCGAGGACGCTCGTCGTTTTGTTTAACCTAAAAAAAATAAAAAAAGAGTGGTTAGCTCTATAGGTTACCTAAGTAGGTCCACTTTAAGGTTACTGTTCCAGTCGCTGTTAAAGTTGCTGTTGCTCCTGACCAGTTAGCTGCGGCGTTTAGGTAAACATCTTTTACATCTGCATCTTTGTTCAATGAGATTCCTGTGTGTATACCTGCTACTGCACCAATTATGTCAATTGTGTCCGCTGTACCATTACAGTCTGTTCCTGTGTAACCTGTTACATAGTCTTCAGATGTTGCACCTACTCCACTTAGTAAATTCTGTGCTCCACTTCCTACAACTGAACCGATTCCTACATCTGGAGTATCAGCTTGTACTGGTGCGTCACCTTGTAATGAGATTGAACCGTATGTTACTGAGTGTAGGTGTGCTCCTGCTGGGAACGTGTAAATCAAAGCGCCTAATGCTAAGTTACCTGCTCCTGGTGTTGAACCTAAGTCTGCATTAGTTAAAGTCAATACTGTAACATGGTGGTATCCATCTCCGTAGTGTGTGTCTGAAACATTTGTTCCAGGTGCTCCAACATTACTTTGACTTCGAATTTCTGCATTTACTACGAACGAACCTGAACCGTCTGGACTTACTGAAATGTCTTTATTTGCACCGTTCTTAATAGTAATAGAACCAGTTGTCGCGTTACCAGTTTGTAACATTAAATCAAAGTCACCTTCTGAACTGAATATACCTGCTGCCGCTCCGTCACCTGCTCTAACTATTCCGTTTGAACCGTCGTGTAAGAAACTACAAGCTGATTCTAAACTTCCAGTTGAATCTTGAGTTTTGATTTTTACTACTGCTTCTTCAGTTCCTGCTGTAACTGCTAATGTTTGTCCAACAACAGATGCGTATACAAGGTCTGATGCTCCGTCATTCTTTCCTCCAAACTGTAGAATTCCTACTCCATCTGAGATTGCCGGTGATGAGCTATCGTGTTGTAATAATAAGTTAGCTCCAGATGCTCCAGTTGATGTGCTAGTTACTTCAAATCCGTCTTGTGCTTTTGTAACTGATAATACTCCTGCTGACGATAATGTTGCGTCTCCGCTAACTGCCACTGATGCTAGTGTTGTTCCACTTCCTACAAGAATTTGGCCTGATGTTTTTGCATCAAGTTCTGAAGTAACGTTTGAGTTGTCTCCAACGTAAATAGAACCTGTTGCTAATGTGTCTTGAATGTTTGCGACAATAGAACCTGACGAACTAACGACTTTTGTTCCATTGACACTGAGTGAACCTTTAAAGTTCCAATCTCTGTTTTCTAATTGGGATATCCCTTGTGCCATTTTTAATTTCTCCTCCGCTTAATCTAATAAGGCGGGTAATATTGTTTTGTTTAACCTTTTTAAAAAAAGAAAAAATAGGATGGTTAATCCTTAGTAACCCACCACATAAATGGTTCTTGCTTCGTTGTCAGTTGTACCTGGTATTTCAATGATTGTACTTGATGAAATATTACACATTAATGTGTTGTCAGTTGCACCTTGAGCAGATGCCATAATTACTGCATTTTGAAACAAACTTACACATTCAATGGTGTCACCATCATCTGCTGTTGCGGGTGTTACAATTTGTTGTACATTTAATCCTGCAAGTGCTGCCACCATGGTTACTGTACAATCTCCTATACTTATTGCTGCCATTTTCTATAGTCCTCCGTTAGCTTTAAGCTAAGTTATATCTCCTTACCAATGCTGCTTCAAAGTTTACAACTAAGCTACCGTACCACTTCAACATAAACTTCTGTGAGTCGTTAGTTTTTGCTAACTCTTCGTAAGTGTAGTCCTGTTGTACTGCTAAGAAAATGTATCTAGTGTCTAGGTACAAGATTTCTCTTTGTGTAGCTGTGGTTGGCATGTATCTATCTTTGATAAAAAGTGCGCCTTCAAACTCAAAACCGTCAGGGATTCCAAACTCTTTTGCTAGACCTTCATATCTTACATAGTCCATCAATAGTCCTTTTAGTACTCCTAATGTATAACCATCAGTAACTACTAAGTCTGTCATTCCGTTAGCTTCGAATGCTGTATTCATATCTTCTCTTACTAATTCAAGAGTGATTGCTGCTGTTGAGTTGTCAGTTGAGTTAGTTGAAATAGATTGAATGATTCCATCAAAACCTAATGCGTCGGATGAGGTATCACCGTTAATGATTTCGTTCTCTAGAGCTTCGTTCATTGAAGCTGTCTTAACTCTAACTTCTTCTGCCATTACTGAGATGATAGTTTCACTTGCGATAGCTTGACTAGTAACTCTACCGACTGCGTATAGATATTTCATCTGTACGTTAGCTGTGGTTCTAGTGTCAACCTGTTCACTGATTGCTGCATCTTCTGCTAAGAAATCTGCGCCAGCCTTAGCTGTGATTACATTGTAAACGTAACTTCTTCCTCTTACTGCTCTCCTAGGTAATAGTCTTACCAAAGGAGTTTGTCTTACTGTTCTATCCACGATTGATGGGTCTACAAATGGTGGTAGTAAACCATAACCTGTATATGTTCCACCACTAGTTGAACTAATGGACGGAGCTTTGGATAACAGCTTTTCGCCTATCTTCTTAAGTGCGTTATCTGAAGACTCTTTACCACCACCGTATGTTTTACACATACCTGGATAATAAACAGTATCTTCAGCCACTTCTGCTTTACCGAAAGTTTGTTCATATACTAAACTTGCTTCGGCATTACTCATTGTGTTATTTCCAAACATTTTTATTTTCTCCTGTTTAATCCTGCCTTAAACATCTCTTCTACTGTCCAGTCCTTTGCTACTTCAGTTTCTACTTCTTTAACAATTGGACCTTCTACTGTTGCCTTTAGTACAGCTTCCTTCTCTAAAGCTTCAATCTTTACTTTAGCTTTTTCTAGCTCTACTTTAAGGTCTTTGTTTTCTTCTACAACTGCTTGTGCGTCGTCTGAGGAAAGTCCTTCTTCAGCCTTTTCTTCACTAGGTGCATCCTCAACTTTCTCTTTCAACTCACCAGCTGGTTCTTCAGAAACATCATCTTTGACTTCTTCAGCCTTTTCAACTACTTCTTCAGCTTGTTTCTCAACAACCTCTTCAATAGCTTCTTTTTTGATTTCTTCCATCTTAGATTTCTCCGTTTGCTCTAAATTAAAGCTTTTTGCAACAGAAACAAATGTAGCGTTCCTGTTAGATTGTATAGGTACAACAGTCGCTTCGACAATCTCTGCCTTAGAAAACCCTTTGTACCGTTTACCGTCAATTTCTTTTTCTACTGTCTCCATAGGGATAGCGCCAATAGAAATACCTATACCCATATTATGCTCTAGCGCTTCTTCAACCTGTTTCTTAATCTGTGCTGCAAGGGGACTTGCATCTTTACTGAAAAAGAAAGGTTCGGCTACTAAAGCTGAGTTTTCGCCTTTACGTACCACCTTCTTGTTTGTCCAACCGCCAATGAATTTCTCCATCTTGTTTTCATGGTTAGCTAACATTGGTAAAGGTGTACTAGACATAGCCCAACTATCTAATAGTTCTTTAGTCATATACTCTTCGTCTCTATCGAGAGAATTGTCTGACAAAATACCTACAAAGGTACCGTTAGAACTCTTAGTAAGTGGCATCCACGCCTTAAACATTTTTTCTGCCATGTTGTTTATATACCTCCTTGTACTATTTAAATAACATTATTTATTCGTCTAACACGAACCGTATTATGCTCCTACAGTTCGGGTGCGCCGGTGGAGCTATAAACTCTTCACCAGTCTTTGGGTCAACAAAGTTTTCGCTTAACCCAACCTTTTGTCCGTTCAATGATTGACATATTGGACTAGTACGGTCATCCATCCTTGCGTCCCAAACCTTGAACCCGTCCAACCCTGATTCTCTAAAAGCTGATAACTTAGCATTATTTCTAAATCTGTTAGATTCTGTCCGCGCTATCATCATAGCACGACCTTCTTTCAAGGTTGTACCTGTATACTTGTTAAACTCAGTCTTGATAGACTCTTTGATCCAAGATGTAGACTTTCTATCAGTTACACCTTCAAGTACTGCGTTACGAATATTATCTTCTAACTCTTTAGTAACACCTTTCAATCCTGGCCACCGTTTCTTACCAACCCAAAAGCCGTCCATCTGTCTTTGAACATTAGCATTTAACTCTTGGTCAAACTCAATCTTGAACCCAATGTCCATGCCCAACTCTTCCTCAGCATCGTCTATACCCTCAGACATATTAAACTTAATAATCCGTTTAATCTCTCCTAAGAAACTTGAAGTATTAACTATGTTCAATGTTCGTCTTAGAAAGTCACCTAAACTCTTGTTAGCAGTAAGATAACTCTTACTAACCTCTTCACTTAACTCGCTATCCACAAAGGAAAGGATTTGTTTCTCCCACGAAGTGAATTTCTTAAGGAGGAAATCCGCATAATCTTTTGCTTCCTCTTTTCCAATGTCAAGGGTGACATTTTTAGTGAGAACTCCAGGGTCGAACTCGGTGTTGCCATCATCGTCACTAATCTCTCTAGGTAAGTCTTCAACCTCCACTTCCGGTTTTTTGATTGGTATTGCATCGTATAATATATTAGTCTTAAACATTCGAACAGCGGTAGCTTCAGTTATGCCAGCGCCCGCGTACATGTCCAACATCTTAGACTTTTGGACTACTGTAAAATATTCCCAATAGTCCTGCGACCTAATATATAAGGTAATATTAGTAGGGTTATCCTCATAATGTAACTTTCTATATCTATCGTTATGCTGTTTTCTACCTGTGTCAGCAATATCCATGAAAGTTTTAAAATCTAATTCAAACATTTTTTATCAATCCTTATCAATGTATTTATACCATTCAGCGCAAATTGTTAATTCCTTAGCTACTAACTAAATCTCCAATTGTTTAGCTAGTCGTTCAGCGTACTCTTTCTCAGCTTCTCTATCCTTGACCTTATCTTCGCCCTTAGAGTTCTTATCCTTATCTTTTGGATTATCTCTTTTACTATCCCGACTAGTATCCTTATCTTTATCATCATTGTCACCGTTCAATTCAGCGTTAGCCTGTTGCATAACCATCATCATAGGTTGGTCGCCCCATTCAACTGGGTTTAAACCTTCCCTTGCTCTTACCTCATTAATAGTGTAAACGTTAGCGTTAAGTTTTGCCATAACTTGGTCGTGCTCAATCTTTTCAGCTGCATCGTCTTTAGTGAACCATTCAAACTTAACCTTATCATGTCCAATAATGTCGGGTATGATTTCCCTGTTAATCTTATCTTCAATGTGTGTTAGATACGGTTTGATTGCGTTCTTGATAGTAATCCTTTCTTGGCTTTCACCGGTCGCTCTAGAACTCTTATCATAATATCCTACCTCTTGTGGTGATAAACCGTAAGCTGCAAAGATTGCGTGATGGTACCATTCTTGACCAGCTAACCATTCCATATCTTTATTGTTTAACGATAACGGTTTTATGTCAATATCTTCAGCGTTAGTAAACGCCATCTTGTGCGGTTTACCCTTAACCTGCTGGTCCCAGTATGTCTTAAACCGTTCAAGCTCGTCCTGTTCCATCTTAATGTTTACGAACACATCAGGTACAGCATTATTTTGGAAGAACTCTTTATTGTACCGTGTAGCTTGTATCATAACCTCAATCTCTTGAGTGATGGATTGTAATGGGCTCCACCCATACGGAAAATGCTCGTTATTGTGACCCATCTTACCATAGATAATTTCTTGTTTCTCAAAGAATAAAGGTTTGTTTTTAGGGAACTTGTAACTGTACTGGTAATAACCGTTCACTATACCATGATCGTCCATATCAAACAAGAACCGTGAAGCATCGTAAGTATAAAGTTCAACTAACTTACCACTCTTCTTACCTTTGTACATGACACCCGCGTCAATCTCTAACAAGTCGTGTAAGTATCTACTCCATAGGTCACCGAACGTATCCTTGTTACGGTTAGGGTACATTAGCAAAGATTTGATAGCTTCAATATCAGAATCATAATCTGTTTCGTCTTCTTTGTCTGTCGGTACTATGTTCCAGTCTGCTATCATAATTTGTTTCTTGATAGCCGTGAAAACCATCTGTACCCAGATAGACTTCCCGTACTGTCGTAGCTCGGATATGTTAGCCTTCCTTGGCATACCTAACCTAGCTGTCCAGAACCAAGTATGCAAGAACGGCATATTAGCTGGTGTCGTTGTATTCTGAGAAGTAAATAGTCTCACTTCTTTTTTTGTTACTGGTTGTGATTGTGTTAATCCAACCTTTTCCTTTATTGTATCTATGATGCCCATGATTATACTCTTGAAGGTTTAAGGGTCTCCGTAGAGAACCCAAAAACACAGGGAGGTGAACTATGGGATTAAGTCCACGAATATGATAGTTATTACATCCTACGACACATCACAATATCATAGGGGGTCATTTTATCTCTTTAGTTTAAACCCTGGCCGGCGGTAGCATTCGCGAACCCGCCAACTGGGAAAAAGAGGTGATATTAATTATATACCCGTTACTACTATTTAAAT